CCGGCCCGTATTCAACATAGATGGAGTCACTGCATTTCCTTGCGCCATCTGCGTCGGGTCCGGCTGTTGGCCGGCAGTCGGCGTCGTCGGGTCCGGCTGTTGGCCGGCAGTCGGCGTCGTCGGGTCCGGCTGTTGGCCGGCAGTCGGCGTCGTCGGGTCGGTCTGCGTCGGATCGCTGCCGCCTCCGAACGCGCCCTTCATCTGCGAGGCAGTCTGTCCCAGGCTGAGCGCCGTGTTCATGAAGCCTTGCGGCCGCTGCGGTTGAATGACTCCGGGCATCATGGACCTCCCTGCTGCGCCCGCTGCGCTGCGGCGGCGAGCGTCGGCCCATAGGCCTGTTGGTATTCGGGCGGAAGCTGCTGAAGCGCCGCGCTCGCCTGGGCCAGCTGCATCTGGGGACTGTCGTCCATTGAGCCGATCCGTCGGTCAATGGCTCCGGTCTGGACCGCGGATGGATCCGGGCCGCCGGAGACAAGGCCCTGGCCAACCTTGGCGCCGGCGATGGCGCCTGCGGGGCCGCCAAAATAGCCGCCGACTGCGGCGCCGGCCATCGGGACGACGGTGTTAAGCGGGCCTTGCGGACTGCTCGGGACATTGACGCCTGCCATGGTCGCTCCTTTTAGAAGCTGCCGCTGCCGAAATTGCTCAGCAGCTGCGTCGGATCGAAGCCGACGCTCGGTGAGCCGCTCGAGTTGCCACCGAGCATATTTCCCGTCGAGCTGCCGGATCCCCAGAGGTTTCCGACCGAGAAGTTTGAGAAAAGCGTCTCGAGCGGATCCTGCTTGTTCGCCATCTTCTGGGCGATGCCTTCGTTGAACTGATCGACGCCCGACTGCTCGGCGAACTGCTGCTGCGAGAAGCCAAACTGCTGCTCGAACTGGCTATTCTGCTGGCCGAGCGACTGCTGGAACTCGCTATTCTGCTGCGCCAGCTGCAGGCCCTGCATATTCGACTGCTGGCTCTCCTCGGACATGAGCAGGTGCTGCTGCAAATCTGATTGGAAGGCAGCCGCGTCCTTTGCGGCCGAAATGCCCGTCTGCTGCATCGCTTCCTGGGCGCTGATGCCCGTCTGCTGCATGAGTTCCTGCGCCGCGTTCTCCTTGTCCTGAAGGCTCGACTGGGCCGTGATGCCCGTCTGCTGCATCTGCTCCTGCGCCCCGATCTGCTGGTTCTGCAGCCCCTGCTGGAACTGCTGGCCGAGCTGGGTCATCTGCAGGTTCCGGCTGTCGGCCATCTGCGCCTGGTCAATCTGGGAGTTGGCCGCCTGGAGCTGCTGTCCAGACGCCGTGGCCGCCTGCTGGTCGGCCGCCACGGCGGCGCCGCCCGGGCCGCCGCCCATCTGCGCCATGCGACGGTTGATGGCGTCGCGCTGGCTTTGAAGGTTCGAGCCAGCCGCCTGCTGCGCCTGCTGCCGCTGGAGCGCGTACTGCTGGTTGATCGACTGCTGGGCGCCGCTATAGTCAGGCGCAGTTGGGTCCGCCATCAGCGCTTCCCCTTGACGTTGTACGTGAAATTGAGGCCATGAACCTTGAACCGCTGATTCGCGGCGTTCTGATTCGAGAACTGGAACTGGATGCGCTTACCCGTCGCCGGGCCGATCGGGATGGTGACCTCAGACTGGTTCGTCCCGCTACCCCACTGGCCGGCGCCCCACGGAAAATGCCCCCAAGAGACCGTATTGTTGTCGTTAAGATAGACCTGAACCGTTGTCCCGGCGCCCTTGTCCGAGTCCGTGCGGAACGTCAGGTTCATGTAATATGCGCCCGCCATGTCGACGAGCAGCTTGGCTTTCCGGAAGTCCTTCTGCAGATTCTCATGCCCTGGGGCCCCTGAGAACTCCTTCGTCCAGAAATAGGAGTTGATGGCAGCGCCGTTGTCGTTTTGGCTAGCCGTTTCGAGCTGATAGACGAGGCCTGTGGCCGTCGAATCGCCGTAGTAGAGAAGGCCGCCATAGATGGTGAACATCGCCGCATTGAGCGTCGCCAGCGGGCTCCAGGGATAGGTGGCATCCGTGGACATCTGGGAATGGGAGAAGTCGAAGACGTAGACCCTGTTATTGGCTGTCGCCGAGGAGCCGAACGGCAGCGCCACGTAGGCCTTATTCTTATAGGCGATGGCATTGATCAGCCCGGCGAAGGCCTCCGGCACCTGGAACATGTCCGGCTCTATCCGGTCGGTCGTCCGGTCGGAGCCCGTAAGTGACGTCTCGAGGTTCGTCCGCTCGAGCGTAACCGCGCCCTGAGAGACAGCGGCGAAGCCCGCGAACTTCCCGTTCTGCATGACCGCGACCATGCACTGGTTGTCGTAAAGCCACGTCGAGAACGGGCTCTTTGACCCATACTGCGACAGGATTTTGATGACTTGCCAGTCGGTCGGGTCCGTGTCAGGCATGAGCCAGAGCCACATGCTGTTCTGGCTGAGAACCAGGACGCAGTTGTTATAGACGGCAAGACCCTTCACCAGGTCGAAGGCGCCGTCGCCGAACGGCTCAAAGCTGGTGCTCTTGACCGTGAATGGCGTCAGGATCTCCGTGTACCAGACGAAGTTCGGGTTCGCCGTGTCGTTCATGAACAGGCGCTGCTGGAACTGGACCACGGCGTTGTAGGACGGCGGGACGCCGGCATCGGTCGGCGCGGCTGCCGTGAGCGACGCAGCCGAGACGTTGTCGGTGAAGGTCGTCGTCGTATTGTCGGCGATGGAGCCGACGAGCAGGAACGGGCCGGCCGGCGTCGTCGCACGGTAAATGCGCCTCGAGCTGACGCCATAGCTCTGCGGGGCGACGCCGATATTCGTGAGGTTGACGTGGCCGCCGGGCGAGGAGACCGTGAAGGTCGCCGACAGCGGGCTGATGTTGCCCTCGACAGCCGCCGAGTTCATCCAGGTGTAGCAGTAGACCCAGTCCTGCGGATTGACCGCGCCGGTGCCGTTCGACGCTGCCGAGATGGTCGCCGTCGGCGGATAGACCCCCTGGCGGGTGAAGTTAGCGCCGTCGTACTTGTACGGGACGACGCCACCATTGTCGCAGTAGAGGCGGTTCAGATAGTTGACAGCCGCCACCTGCACGCCAGCGGTGAAGACCGACTGGGCGCTGGCGATGGTCGTAAACGTCGTCGTCCCGAGCTGCCAGGCGCTGCCTTTGCAGAAGGCGACCATGGTCTCGGTGCCAGAGTTGTCCTTGCGCGTGTAGAGGCCGTCGATGGCGTAGGTGCCGATCGGAGTCGTATTGAGCTTCGCCGAGCCGCCACGGGTCTCAACCGCGCCATTGACAGCGTAGACATTGAGGCAGTCGGGGCTCTCGCTGTCGGCGATGATCGCCGGCGGATATTTGTTATTGAGGCCGCCCTCGAACGTCGCGCGCCCGACCTGCGGATAGACGACGTCGAAGATCTCCGCCATCAGAAGGCTCCGATGATGGTGACTGGCAGCGTTTCCTCGTCGAGGACGTGGGTGAAGGCGTCGCCTCGGAGCAGCAGCTTCTCGTGGCGTTTGGCATCGAGCACGCGCTTTGCCCACATCTCCTGGTACTGGGACGCAGCGTCAAAATTCTTGTCCTTGACGCACATCTGCCAGTTCAGGAAGTCGGCCATGTCGGCGTGGTAGCGTTCGGGAACATCCAGGGCTGAGGCTGCCGACACGGTCTGCGGTATGTCGTACGTGTAGAGCATCAGCGTCTGCGTGTCGTCAGGCACCGGCCGCAGCTCGATGGCCGTGTCCCATTCCCAGTAATACTGCGGCGTCCCGGTCGCCGTGGTCGTCTGGTTGTTCAGCGTCAGGGCGTCGTCTTCACGGTCGTTGATTTTGAAGACCTTGCGCCCATTGTAGGTGACCCGTTTCAGCGAAAAGCACGTCGTCGGCTTCTGGTATTCCTGCTGGTTGACGACAGTCGTCGTGGAATATCGACGGCGGATGCAGCGGCTCTCGCGCGCCAGCTCCATCTGGGCGTGGAAGATGGCGGTGTAGAGCTCGGCGTCCGAAAAGAACGTGTCATTGACGGCGTTGTAGCGCTGGCGGGCGTATTCTGTTAGGTCGCTTGGCGTCATGCGCTAGCTCCATACCGTCGAAGTGACCGCCTGGGGCGTCCATCCGGTGCCGGCGGCCGCCGCCGCG